CCCTTTATGGTCAAGAATAGGAACGGGGTATGTTTATTCAGATAAATATATATCTGATGATGACGCATTAAAAGAATTTCAAAAACATTTAGGCGAAAAAGAATTAGAGTTTAAGAAACTTAAAATGCGTACTGGTATACATCAAAACATTTGGGTTAAAAATGTTTGTGCGATTGGACTAAGTGCCGGATTTATAGAGCCATTGGAAAGTAATGGTTTATTATCGGTTCATCAATTTTTACTACCTTTATTAAGAATACTAGAAAGACCTGTTATATCTGAATTTGTGAAACAGAATTTTAATATATATTGTAGAAACTTTCTTAATAGTTTCGCAGAATTTGTAGCTTTACATTATGCTTTATCCATAAGAACCGATACTCCTTACTGGCAAGATATACAGAAAAGGCATTATCCCGTAGAGGAAACTTTAGTAAGAACAGATAGCGAATTTCAAGAGGTACATAAACAAAGATTTAGTCAGTATCATTATCCAGCTTATGCCGGTATTAATTGTATTGCCACAGGAATGAATTGGTATGCAACAGATATACCCTCTTTAAAATATGGTTTATCCGTTCATAATTTTGATTCAGTAAAATGGGAGTGGCAGTCTGCTATTGATCGATTAAATGCAAGAAAAGAAGAATGGAAGAAATTAGTAAAAGATTGCCCAAGTTTATTAGGGTACTTAAAAAAATATATTTATAAGTAATGATATTAAATTATAATTATTGGGTCTTTAGAAAAGCAGTCCCCGTTGAGATTTGTAAAAAGATTTTAAAAAGATGCTATAAAAAAATTAAAAGGAAAGCTATTGTTGGATCACAGCTGAAGACTGATGTTGAAGTAAGAGATTGCGAGGTTGCTTGGATAAATGATAAATGGATTTATGATATTATTAATCCCTTTATTCATATAGCCAATAAAGAAGCTGGTTGGAATTTTCAATGGGATTGGAATGAAACCTCACAATTTACAATCTATAAAAAAGGCCATTATTATAGGTGGCATGCAGATCAATCCAATATACTTATACCAGATGAAAGTAAAAACCTTAAAGGCAAGACAAGAAAATTATCCCTTACGTTACAATTAACAGATCAAAGAGAATATGAAGGTGGAGAATTTCAATTTAAATGGATTCAAGAGAAGCAGGACTTATTAAAAATAGTAACAGTTGAGGATGCCAAAGGTCTAGGAACAGTTATGATTTTTCCTTCTTTTATGCAGCATCAAGTTCTGCCTGTAACTAAAGGTAAAAGAGAAAGTTTAGTTAATTGGTCGATTGGAAACCCCTTTAAATGAACAAGAAAAATAAACCTAAAAAATATAAAATCATTCGACAAGCCCTTTCCAAGGAGATCGCTGATTTTATTTTTAATTATATGATGCTCCAGCGGGGCGTTGTGGATTTTCTGTTGAAAAATAAAAAAGTGAAACCAACTACTCCTTTCATAGGAAATCGTACCGAGCGACAGGTTCCAGGTTGCTATACTAAATATGCAGACTGGGTCATGGAAACTTTATTAATGTATATGATTCCCATTATGAAAGCCAAAACAAGAATGGATTTAATTCCAACATACTCATTCACACGACTCTATGAAAAAGGAGATATTTTAAAAAGACATAAGGATCGACCCAGTTGTGAAATTTCTACGACCATGCATCTGGGGGGAGACGAGTGGCCTATCTTTATCGATCCCTCGGGAAAGGATTATGTTATTGATGAATCTCAAAATATTGTTAAACCCGGAGCTCCGAAAGGAGTACGAGTTGATTTAAAAGTGGGAGATATGCTGATTTATTCTGGCTGCGAACTAGAGCACTGGCGTGAACCTTTTCAAGGCAACATCTGTTCTCAAGTCTTCTTGCATTATAACCATGCCAACGGTCCTTTTGCTAAAACTAATCTCTTTGATAAGCGTCCTTTGTTGGGCATTCCTAGAGGAATTTATAATTGATACTCAGCTATAATTATTCTTCTTCGTCCCAACTCTTTGCTTCTTCGTTCCAACGATACGTTTTCTCGTTATCAGGTAAGGGAGTTGGTGGGTCATAGTCACACGTTGATTCATTCAATATCCAAGATGGATAAGGTGGTTGAGGATCAATAAAAGCATCTCTGCTTTCGTCGTATATAAACCCTGGAGATGCCGCATGTTTTCTTTGAGAACCATCTTGAAAGGATTGTTTCCAGACATCATTTGTTTTGTAGGTAGTATTTAAAAAATCTATTCCAGCTTGTTCAGTGGGTGCAACATCATCTTCTATATGATTGATTGCCACTACTTTATTAGCTGCATCTAGTTTTGCGAAATACTTCATTAGGATGTATAGGTTCCAGTCCCTGTAAATTTAAGTACGGTATAAGCTCCCCCTGGATCTTGTCCTGTTGTAACAGTTGGTGAACCAGTTGTTGTACCTGTATAATCCCCATCCAACATTTTAAGGATGACCACGCCTGAACCTCCATTGCCGCCACCTCCGCCGCCGCCTCTTTCTGAGCCGCCGCCACCAGCGCCTTGATTTGCTCCTCCTGGAGTACCATTAATGGCAGAACCTGCACCGCCACCACCTGTGCCGCCTGCGCCGCCACCACTTGGATGTGCTGCGCCACCTCCGCCGCCTCCATAGGTAACTGCTGTACCTGTTATTGAATTTGATTTACCTTGTCCGCCAACCATAGTTACACCTGAAAAACCAACTTGACCGCTTCCTCCTCCGCCGGCTCCACCGATTGGGCTTGGACTACCATCGCCACCATCATTACCTTGTGAAGGATCAGTAACTGGAGTATTTCCTATACCGCCTTCTCCGTTATAAGCATATCCGCCACCGCCTGAACCTCCGTCGCCTCCGCCACCACCAGGATTACCCGGAAATGCAGATGGCGCATATCCATTTCCACCTCTGCCACCTCCTGCTGCTGAAATTATGTCTGAACCTTGATCGTCAGCTAAAGAACTAGCAATTCCTCCATAGTTACCAGATGTTCCGCCTGGACTTGGAGTAACTCCACCCGGACCAACCGTACAAGTATAAACGACTCCTGATTTATAGGCTAAAGCGTCACCGACATTTGTTCTAAAACCTCCAGCTCCACCGCCGCCTCCATGATACCGGTTATTTCCGCCTGAGCCACCGCCACCGAGAACGAAATACTCTATCGGAGTTCCGCCAGGTCCTGCTGCTCCGGCTCCAAATCCTAAAACTTGATATCCAAAAGACATATGTTAATTCTCCTATGCGTCGTTAGCCGCGTCTGTAGTGTAAAATAATTTAATTCCCAATAATCTTACATCACCTGTAAAGGTATCGGCGACATTTGTTGCATTTCTAGCAACTTGAAAATATGTATATGTATCATCTGCTGCTGATGTAACTGTTACTGCAGCACTCACTGGACTAACTAATACATCTTCAAGAGCACCGCCGCCAGCATCTGTAACATCTATAGCTGTTGGAAAAGCTATATCCGATGTAGCATCATTCGCAACACTAATAGCTTGAAGACCAATCATAGCATTTCCAGTATCTGTATTACTTGGAGCCCAAAAAGCTTGAAAAGTTAATGTAAGTAAATCCCATGATTTTGGCATCGCAATAGAGAACTGTGCATATTCAATTGTACTTGGATCAAAATCTAAAACCTTTAATTCAGGTCTAGTTGCTGTAGTTTCAACTGCTTGTGCGTCAGCTCCATTAGTTGTTGTTCCAAACATTGCTTGTGCGGGAACAAAAATAGTTTCTAAGCCTGCAATTTTAACTGGGGCTGTTCCTGATTTAAGAACTCCAGTTCCACCTGGATTAATATTAAGATCAATATTCGTATCTGTTCCACTTGTAGAAATGGATGAAAGTATAGGGCCACTACCCGTAGCCGCATTTGTTATTTTTAATTCATTGACTGGAGTACCTACTTCACCGAAAACTAGGTTTTCATCTCCACCACCATCTGCAATAAATCCACCGTCTACAATTTTTGGAGCGGTTAAAGTTTTATTGCTTAAAGTAGTTGTTGAATCCGCTGTAACATAATCTGCTGTAGCATCGACAATATCTGGATTCGTAACATCGTTCGCAGTTGCATAAACAATTTTAGTTCCTCTGTCGCCAGATGCCCATGTAACACTAGAACCTGATCCAGTCACATATTTAAACTCAACAGAGTATGCGTTAGTCGTAGAATTTTTAATTATATAAACCTGTTGAACATCTAAGGGAATAGTTACAGTTACATTTCCAGCAAGAGCTGCTGTGAAATTTAAAACTCTGTGTCCAACTTGGTTAGTATCACCTGCTGTTCCATCTGCTACAGCTAAAGTTGTAGCTCCTGTTGTATTTAAAGCTTGTGAAAGATATCCACCGGAAATCTGTTCGATGATATCCCAGTTTGTATTTGTTAATCCACCCCAAAGACCGGCTTTTTCGCCAGTGGTCATGAGTTGAATTCCGAGTCCTGTATAATTTGATGCCATAATTTTTTCCTTAAGCTGAGTGTTCTACGTATGTATAAGAAGTATTTCCAGTTATGTCAATATCTTTGTAGTGTAATGGAGAGACTCCCCCTGAACCTAAATTTCCAGTAACTTCAAATCCTGAAAGTCCAATTTGCATATCCGTAACAGTCATGCTTCCTACTGAACCAGTGCTAGATAATCCACTTAATCCTATTGCCATGTCGGCAACAGTAAGTGAGCCAAGAGAACCTGTCGCTGCTATACCTGTGAGATCAATTAATTCAACAGAAGTGATCGTGACTGTGCCTAGACTCATTGTAGCACTCAAGCCTGTTGGGAATGTAATTACCTCGATATTAGGAGTACCTAAGCTTCCTGTAATCGCTATTCCACCTAATCCTTGAGTATGATCTGCGCCATTATTAATTGATAAAGCTCCCCTCGAAGCTGTCATTAATAAAGAATCAGTAAGAGTAACTGTAAAATCGTAAGTGATTGTTGGTGTTCCTAAAGAACCTGTTGCTTCTAGTCCGGTTACACCTACTGCCATAGCTGGTATAGTCGTCAAAGCAAATGGTTGACCACCCCAAGAGCTATCGCCCCAGGTACCTGTATTCCAGGCATCAGGGCCCATGCCAGTGGTGATTTCAAAACCATCTACTATAACGGTAGTAATATTTTCACCCCAGTTACCGGTTCCCCATTCATCTCTACCCCAGCCTTCAGTAGAACCTGCATAAGCTAAAGTTCCTAAAGAAGCGGTAGTTGAAAAACCTGTAAGTGAAAGTGTAAGCGCTGACTCACCCCAGTTTTCATCTCCCCACGTATCTCGGCCCCATCCTTGTTCAGGAAAAGCTGTTACATCGTCTAATGCTGCTGTAATTGAAAACCCACTAAGAACTACAGTGGTAGTAGTTTGATCGCTCCAGTCACCTTGACCCCAGGTTGTTCCGGATGCTCCCCAAGAATTAGCCATAAGGATGTTCTCCCTATGACGTTATTCTGATGATAGCGTCTGATGCGTCGTTAGTTGGAAACTGAATAGTAAACGTTCCAGAAGAAACTGTTTTGTCCCCGCCGAAAGTAATACCACAGACTGCTGCATTTGTTGTCAGTCCAGTAATCGTAGATGAATTATAAATTAAACATCCACGAGCTGTGAAAGAAGCGGACGTCCATGATGTGTCTGAAAAATCTGTGAAAGAAGTTACGGTTGTTGTACCAACTCCCGTATTTGTAAGAGTATTTCCTCCAGAGCTATAACCCGACCCTGAAACTTCATTACTTGGTCCTCCGTAAGCAGTTGTCGTTGTGTCAATTGTTGTTGAATTTGTGTAAAGAGCACATTTAAAAACACTTCCTGCTGGAGTTGCTCCAGATGTATCAAAACTATGAAGTCCTTTTAACAATTCAGCTTTAAAAGAATTTACTAATGATGATGTGATTCCCATAATTTTCTCCTAATTTTTAAGGTGACGGAGAGTTGACTGGTATTCTAACGGTGCCGTCAGTATAATCATCTCGTCTTCGTCTTCCAATTTGGACTCCTCCAAACTTCTGTACTTCTTGTTTATATTTATTCTCGTATAATGTCAACATATCCATCGGACCTTTTAAAAATCCATAGGCCTCTACTAAAGTAGCATATAATAAGCCCTGTGGAAAGTACTGACTTAAATAAGTTCCAGATGTTTTAGTCACTAAACTTTGAGGTACCATATCATAGTATATTCTAAACATATAATTAGCATCTGGCGTAGGAGCTACGTAAAGACCTCCTGAAGTCGTATCAGAAACCGCTGTAGCACCCCCAAACATCGCATAATATTTAGGAAATCCTGTAACATCCTGGCCTGTTTGACCTCCCGAAGGACCTGTTTCTCTGTCAACATATTCAGTTAAATAAGTCTGGTCCTTTTTTATTAACCATTCTCCAGGACCCGTACTAACACT